ATAGATATAAAAAATATAAAAAAATATAATTTAATAGATTATATAAAAAAATATATAATAAATTTGAATAATAATTTATTACAATCGGAATTAAATAATACTTTATTATTTAATAAAAATCAGTATTTATTATATTATACACAAAATTTTTATAATATAATAAAATTATTATATATTATAGATAAGGGAATATTTTTTGTTATAGGAATGACTATATATTTTTTCAAATAAATAAAAAAATAATAAATTTATTTAAAAAATTTATAATCTAAAATGAAAGCTTCTATTAATTTAGCATCATTTTTATCAAATTCTAAATTATTACCTTTTTCAATATTTAATGTATTATCATCTAAAGGAGAGGAAGTAATAGACATACCACAATATTCTACAGGTTTATTATCAAAATCTTGTCTAATATAGATACCAATATTCATAGATTCTTCTAATATCCATTTAAAATTATCCCAAAATTCTTTAGTATGTCCGATAGAAACAGAAGCTAAATGTCCCATTTCATGTAAAACAACAAACATCATAGTATTAATATCCATCAATTTATCTTTGTTTTTGATACATAATATAATTTCTTCACCCTTATTTACAGAATAACTGGTATATCTAGGATCATCAATACCTTCTTTAAGACTATTTTCTCTATAATTTTTTTGAAGTAATTTAGTTCTTTCATCATTAGGATAACTTTTCCTCAAATGTTCTACTAAAGTATTTAAACGTTCTCTAATATTTGCAATTAAATTAGCGGCCTCAAGAGAATATTCAGTATCTTGAACATAATAATGATTATTATCATAAGTACTTTTAACTTTTAATAATAAACGGTTATAATTAGTGAGATATAATAAATATATAATAATTAAAATTAATATTATAATAATCATAGCTTCTAAACCGACATCCATTCTAAGACTCTCTCTATATTAATTTATGTAAAATAAAAAATGATATACTTAAAGTTAATCAAATATTATAAATATAATGGAATTTCCAAGAAAAGCTGTTCCTGAATTATTAGATAATACCATACCTATAAAATTTCAAATAACAGATTGGTATATTCCTGAAAGTGATAGAACGCGTCCTAAAAATAGATATGATGAGGAACAAGATTTATATACAATGTTAATATATGGTACTACAGAAAATAGTGAAACAGTATCAGTAAATATAGTAGATTATGAACCATATTTTTATGTAAAAGCACCAATAGAATGGGATAATTTGTCAGATATACAATATCAAAAACGTATAGATAGATTAAATATTCAATTGATGAATGAAAAATATGAAGCAAAATGGAAGGATAAGACATATACACAGAAAATAATTCCGAAACAGTATGAAAATCATTTTAATAATTTAAGTATTGAAAAGAAAAAAGAATTTTGGGGTTTTACAAATAATAAATTATTTAATTATATAAAAGTGAGTGTTAAATCACTTGGATTATTTAATAAATTAAAATATTATTTTCAATCACGTAAAAAAGAAGGTTTTAAATTATACGAAAGTAATATTGATCCATATCTTAGATATATTCATGAAATCAATATTAAACCATCTGGATGGGTAATAATAGATAATTATAAATTAAATGATAATCAAACTAGATGTGATTATAATATTGAAATTAATTATAAAAATATCAAATCAATTGATATAAATAAGATAGCACCATTAATGATAGCATCATTTGATATTGAATGTTCTAGTAGTCATGGTGATTTTCCAGTTGCAAAAAAAGATTATAAAAAAGTAGCACAAGATTTGGCATTAGTAGCACGTGCTGGTTATGAAATAGATAAAGAATATTTAACATATTGGTTAAAATGTATATACACAAAAGACGTAATAATAGAAGAAAATTTAATAATAAATAAAGTATATCCGAAAAAAAACATAGAATACAATATTGAAGAATTAATCAAAAAAAATATTGTAGAAATGTTAAATATAATAGAGGAAATATCAGAAACAGATACGGATGATATAGATGATGAAAATGAAAATGATGATAAAAAAAAATTAACAGTTGGAGAAATAAATAAATTAGAAGATAAATTAAATAAATTATTAACAGAATCATTGCCAGCATTAGAAGGTGATAAAATAATTCAAATAGGCACAACAGTACATAAATATGGTTCTGATGAGATAATTTATCGTAATATTGTATCATTAAATACATGTGATCCAATAGAGAATTGTGATATAATAGAATGTAAAACAGAAAAAAGATTAGTAAAAGAATGGAAAAGAATAATTACAGAACTAAATCCGGATATATTAATTGGATATAATATATTTGGTTTTGATATGGATTATATATGGACGCGTACAATAGAATTAGGAATAGAAAATGATTTTAAACTTGGTTTAGGTAAAAAAATAAATAGAAATAGTACTTTACATAAACAAGAATTATCATCATCGGCATTAGGTGAAAATATCTTAAAATATTTTGATATGGATGGTTTAATTTTAATAGATTTATTCAAAGTAATGCAAAGTGGTCATAAATTAGATAGTTATAAATTAGATAATGTAGCATCAATATTTTTAGGAGATAAAAAGAATGATTTAAAACCGAAAGAATTATTTGAAAAATATAAAGGGAATTCTGCNGATAGATGTGTAATAGCAAAATATTGTATTCAAGATTGTGCCTTAGTTAATAGATTATTACATAAACTAAANATATTAGAAAATAATATTGGTATGGCAAATGTATGTTTGGTACCACTAAATTTCTTATTTAGAAGAGGACANGGAATTAAAATATTTTCATTAATTGCNAAACAATGTATGGATCGNGGATTAGTAATTCCTGTTATTAATAGTTATGATAATTTTGATATAGATACAGGAGGATATGAGGGTGCAGTAGTATTAGATCCAATCGAAGGAATGTATTTAAATGATCCGATTGTAGTATTTGATTATGGATCTTTATATCCATCATCAATGATAGCGAGAGATTTATCTCATGATAGATTTATATTAGATGACAAATATGTAGATATTATTAATGCTGATCCGAATCTAGATTTAATAGAAGTATGTTATGATAAATACGAGGGTATTGGTGATAAAAAAAGGAAAACGGGTGTTGAAATATGTAAATTTGCAAAAGTGAAGGATGAGAATGGAGAAGAAAAAAAAGGAATAATAGCGGAAATATTAATGATGTTATTAACAGAAAGAAAAAATACAAGAAAAAAAATAGAATATCAAACAATTTATACAAAAGATAATTCATATATAGGATTTGTAACAGAAAATGATAATAATATAAATATATTAGATATAGATACAAATAATAAAATTACAATTAATAAAAATGAAATTATTAAAAAAGAAGAAACTTATTCTAAATTTGAACAAGATGTTTTTGATGCACTTCAATCAGCTTATAAAGTAACAGCAAATTCATTATATGGTCAAATTGGTGCAAGAACATCTCCTATATATTTAAAAGAGATAGCGGCATGTACAACTGCAACAGGTAGAGAAATGATAATGAAAGCGAAAGAATTTGTAGAAGAAAATTATAATGCAGAAGTAATATATGGAGATACAGATTCAATATTTTGTAAATTTCCATTAAAAGATTGTAATTCAAATCCAGTATATGGAAAACAAGCTTTAAAATATGCAATAGAGACAGGTTTAAAAGTGGAAAAGGAAATAGCAAAAATTATGCCATATCCTCAAAAATTAAATTATGAAAAATCATTATATCCATTTATTATTCTAAGTAAAAAGAGATATGTTGGAAATTTATATGAATTTGATATTAATAAATTTAAACAAAAATCAATGGGAATTGTATTGAAAAGAAGAGATAATGCAAATATAGTTAAAAAAATATATGGTGGCATAATTGATATATTACTAAATAAACAAGATTTAGAAGCATCAATTGAATTTTTAAATGATGAATTAAATGATTTAGTAAAAGGTAAATCAAATATAAATGATCTTATTATTTCTAAATCATTGAGAGCATCTTATAAAGATCCCTCAAAAATTGCTCATAAGGTTTTAGCGGATAGAATTGGATCGCGTGATCCAGGTAATAAACCTGCAGTAAATGATCGTGTTCCATATGTATATATTAAATTAGATAAAATAGAAAATACAACATTACAAGGTGATAGAATAGAAAATCCAGAATATATTATAGAAAATTCTTTAATACCTGATTATTTACATTATATAACTAATCAAATTATGAAACCAGTATTGCAATTATATGCATTATGTTTAGAAGAATTACCAAATTATGATAAAGAATCCGATTATTGGGAAAAAATAGATACAGAATTAAAATTAAAACCATTTTATGAAGATTATAATAGAAGAAAAAACCGAATTGATAGTTTAAAATTAAAATTAGTAAAAGAATTATTATTTGATAAATACATAAATATATTATCAGAACCTAAAATAAAAAAAACGAAAAAAAAAGAAACAAAAAATATTTTATTTTCTAATAAAGTCGAAAAATCTGATAAAGATGAAAAATCTAAAGACGAAAAATCTGATAAAGAAGAAATAAATATAAAAAAATTATTAAATAATAAAAAATTTTATGTTGATTTAAAAATAACAGAACCTAAAAAAGCAGAAAAACATACAATAGATATAAAATGTAAAATAAAAATAGATAAAAAAATAATAATTGAAAATAATAATACATGTATTTCAAATAAAAAAAAAGAAATTATAAATACTATTATATTATTAATTGAATATTTTGAAAAAAATGAGATAAATGATATTATACATATAAAATTAAATAATCTACCATTTATAAAGGAATATTCTAAGGCAGTTATTAGTTATAAAGATTTTGTTAGATATGAAAATATAGATAATAATTTAGTTATTAATGCAATAGATACACATGATATAGGTACAATAAAAAATTCATTATTAGTCCGTGAATATGAAAAATTATTATTAAATAAACATAAATTTAAATTTATTGAATAAATAATATATATAAGAAATTATTATTTTTA